GCCGCCTCGGTCTGTGCCAGCAGCCGCGCCTGCGGCGTCGCGGCGGCGGCGGCGTCGCGGTCTGTCGCCAAGCCATCGAGCCAGCGGCGAAGCTGGAGGGCCTTTGCCGTCGTGGCATCGCGCATGCCGCCGAAATCGGGCGCCGCGCCAGTTTCGGCCTGCGCAGGCGCCGGTGCGGCGCTGGCGGCGTTCTCGGCGTCGGCGCGGCGGGCGGCCTCGTTGAAGCCCACGCCATCGCGGCGCTGCACGTCGCTGGCCGTGACGCGGCCGGCGCCTGGTGCGGGCGCTGCTGGCGTGGCCGCTGGTGGCGTTGCTGGCGGTTCCGTTGGCGGCGGCGGCGTGCCTTCCGCTACCGGCGCGACGAACCGATCGCGCGCCGCCTTGTCGCGCATCGCCGCGAGCCCGGCCTGTTCGCGCTCGACCGGCGTGCCGAAGCGGGCGGCGTACATCTGCGCCAGCGTGTCGTGGACCTCGCCGATGTTGGTGACCCAGTTCTGCGAACGGGTGCCGGTGTCGGCGAACAGCCCGCGCACCGTCTCCATCGCCGACTTCAGGCCATCGATCAGCTTGCCCAGCACGTCGCCGGCGACACTATCGCCGAACCGCTGCTGGATGGCGTCGACCACGCGAGGCATGAACGACTGGAACTTGGGCGCCTCGCCGCCGATGTCGGTGCCAAGCTCATTGATCAGATGCGCCTGCACCGCCGCCGCGTGGGAGGCGTCATCCGGAAACGCTGCCCGCCCCGGTGCGGTCGATCCGAATGTTGCCTGCGCGTAACGCTGGCCCGCCGGGGTGATGCCGGCCGCGATCTGCTGGTTCAGCAGGTCGTTGAGACTGCTGCCATCCGGCAGAGTCGTGGTCTGGAGCACATGGGTAAACTCGTGCCCCGCCACCTGAGCGACGTTGCGGGTCGGGTTGCTGCTGAGAAAGATCGTATCGGGTTGGTTTGGATCGTGCGCGCCCTCGAACGGCACTGCGCGGGCGTCGTCTTTGTAGAACACGACATCGACGCCGGCCTGCCCGTAATGCGCCCGCAGCGCGTCCGCGGTGTCGGCGGAAATGGTACTCGCGTCGCCCGGCTGCGCGGCACTCGGCTGCCACACGTCGATCGGATGCGTGATCTCGCTGCCGGCGGCGTTCGTGGTGCGGAACTGATAGCCGCCGTCCGGCGTCGCCTCGACCGTGCCGGCGCCAGTGTTGTGGAACAGTTTGAGCAGTGCTGCCTGCTGCAAGTCGGCGCTGTCGCCGGTCGCGAGTTGCGCGGTTTCGGCCGCGACATCGACCGGCGTGCCAGGCGTTGCCGGTGGCGGCGGTGGCGGCGTGCCTGCATCGCCTGTGCCCGACGCAACCTGCTGTGCCGCGTCGATCGCGGTGTTGAGGTCCGGAGCGGCGAGCACGTCCGCCACGGCCGGACGCGGCTGCACGTTCGGACGGAACGCGCGACCGGCCAGCCTTGCACCCGCGCCGACACCCATGCCGGCAACGGGAAGGAACGCGCCCACGGCGGCCTGGAGCGCGATGTCCTTGCCGACGTTCTGGGTCAGCGGCCGGTCGGGCGCATAGGTTTGTTGCGCGATTACATTGTCGGCGACGGTCTGGAGCTGGCTGAATGTCACAAGCGTCGCCGATGACTTCGCCATATCGCCGACGGCCTTGAGGAACTGTCCTTTCATCAGCATGTTCGGCAACGTCGCGGCGACGTCCATCGCCTTGTGGATTGGCACCATCATCAGCGCGGCATTGGAAACCCCGCCGAACAGTGCGGCGGTCGCGGCCTGCTCGTCCGTCGCTTTGGCCTGTTTCGCCGCGTCGTAGTCCGCGCCGAATCCCTGCACCCCGGCGAGCGCGGCTACCGCTTCGGGTCCGCCTAACGCCGCCATCATATACGGCGCGAAACTCGCGACCATCTTGACCGCCCGCACCGAAAGCCGCTGCTGGTCCTCCGGAGACAGCGGGAACGCGGCCTCCCCGTAATCGGTGATGCCCTGGCCGAAGCCGGCGACGGCTCCGCCTGCGGTCTTGACGGCCTGCCCAGCCTGGCCGAGCCCGGTGTCTTGTGGCGCGGGCAGCGCCGCGATGTCGTGTTCGAGCGACTGGCGGATGTCGGTCTTCTGCGCGGCCGACGCATCGCCATAGCCGAGCGGATCGTCCGCTGCGGGCACCGTCTGGCCGGCGTCGATCCGGTTGATGATGCCGGTTTGCTGGCGGGTGAAAGCCTCGGCGTTAGAGGCGGCACTCTGCGCAGCCGTTCCGACGGACGTGACCATCTCGCCGCCGGCTTTGACCAGTCCGCCGGCAAAGTCGGTCGGCGTCTGGGCCAGCGCCTTGCCGATGCCGCCCAAGGTCGAGGATGGCGGCGCCGGCGGTTCGGGCACCTTGGGCTGCACCGCCAGATGACCGATGATCTCATCGTCGTGGTAGCCAGCCTTGCGCGCCGCATCGACGTTGAAGTTGGTCAGACCGCCGACATAGCTGGCAATCTCGCCGTCCGAATAGCCGGCCGCGCGGGCGCCCGCGACATCGAACGGGACCGCTGCGGGCGATGCTGCTGGTTCGCCGCCGTCTGGCATTACGGGGACGCTCCGTTGTTAAGCAGGCCAGGGAGCACGGCCGGCGGCACCGCGCGCGGGCCGGCGTTGGGGTTTGGCAGCGCCTGGCCGACGCCGAAGCTGGCAAGTGGCGGCCGATCGCCCGTGTTCACCGTGGGCGGCGTGTTGCCGGTCTGCGTGGCGACGCGGCCATGCACCAGGTCGGACGAGTATTGCAGCGCGCGTTGCGCCCCGGTCAGTTGCAGCTTCAGGTTCGTGACCAGTCCCTTTGCCGCGGTTTTGTCGGTGTCGCTCATCTCCGGTGCGTTGAGCGCCGCCGTCGCGGCGACAAGCTGCTGGTTGTAATGCTGCACGGAGTCCATGTCGGTGCGGTACATCGCCGCCGCCGCCGTGGTGACGGCAGCCTCGGTGCCGGCCGATGTCTCCAACGTCGTAACCTGGGCTTTCAGCGCGGCGATCTTGTTTGGATCGGCGTCGGGCTTCCCGGTCTCGGTTTGCAGCGCGGTATGCGCGGCGGTGAGGTCTTTGGCGTTCTGAACCTGCACCGCTGCCAGTGCGGTCGCCTGGGTCTGCGCCAGGATTCGGGCCTGCTGCTCCGGTTCGGCGGAGGCGATTGTCGCGTAGACGTCCTTGCTTGCCACGTCCGCCCGGTATCTCTCCGCCGCTGCCTGGATCCCGGCCGCGCCCAGCGTGGCGCTGGCGCCGGTCGCCGCGATGGCTTGCGCCGAGCTCCGTTGCAGCGCGCCTTGCCCGGCCTCGAACTCCTGCGCCTTCTCGGCGGCCGTCGCCGCGATCTCCCCGGCTTGCGTGCGGCCAGCCGATTCCCGCGTGGTCGCGAGTTGGTCGGCGAGCACGGCGGTTTGGTTCGCGAGGTCGGACTTCTGCTGCTCCAAGCCCGCCTGGCCGGCGAACTGGGCAACGCCCGAACCCAACATGCTCAGTCCGTTCATGAGTGACACCATCAGGCCGCTCCCATGTGTCTGCGGACGTTCTGGACGTAGTTCGGATCGCCGCCGCCGTTGTATGCGGCCACCGCGGCATCAACCGATCTCGGGTCAGCGAAATTCGGGTTGCCGGCCTTGGCCTTCATGTAGTCCGCCGCGAAGTTAATGTTCGTTGCGGGATCCGTAAGAGTCGCCGGATCAATCCCGCGCAGGCCATAGCCGGGATCACGCGCGGTTGCCGCCTGGATTTGATGTAATCCGATGCCCCCGGTCTTGCTGACGATGGTCGGGTCGAAGCCGCTCTCCTGCTTGGCCTGCGCGAGCAAGACATCGATCGGTATCCCTGTGCGCTTTGACGTCGCCTGGTAGATCGGCAGCAGGTCGGGCGGCACCGTGGCCGAGCCGCCACTAGCCGCCGCCGCTTGCCCCGCGAGTGCGGGCGCCGCCGCCCCGGCCGGTGCCGGACCGGCCGGTGTGGACTCTGGTGGCGCGGCGGCCGGGGTGTTCAACAGCGGTGCGCGGGCCGGCGTCGTCGCTGCGTCCTGCGCGGCGTTGGCGGCTAAGGTTGTAATGCTGGAGCCGAACGCGCCCAGACCGTTGATCAAGCCCACTACGCACCGTTGGTGTTGATCATTCCGGCCGGACCAGCCGGCAGCGGTGTCGGCGTCGCGGCGTCGGGATGCCTCGTGAAGCCCGCTTTGAGGTTGATCTTCGCCATCGCCTGCGGGTCTTGCGTGATGGCGTGAACCCGCTGCATGGCATTCTGCAAACCGGCCTTGGAGATGCCGAACCGGGCGAACAGGAAATCGGTGAAGATGTGCGTCGCCCGCACCAGATCGGGCTGCCCTACGGGAGCGATCTTCGAACGATCAACGAAGTCCAGGGCCCTGAGCATCAGTGTCAGCGCCGCCGGGATCATCGCCTTGATCGGCATGATGCCGCGTGCCTGATGGCGCATGATGATCACCAGCGACACCGCGCCCTTGGCCGCGTCGGCGATCGGGTCCGCGCTTTTCGCCAGCTTCGCCATGAAGCCTGAAGGCCCGTTGGCGAGGGCGATATGCAAGCCGGCGACGACCACCTTCATGTAATTCGCGCGGTTCTCCGGCGTTAACCCGCTTTCGATCTTGTCCTCGACCTGTTGGAGCAGGGGGTTGGCGAGCTGGTTCGGCATTGCCGTCTCCTTACGCCGCCGCGGCCAGCGGCTTGCCGGTCACCTGGGCCTGTTGAACCGGGGCCTGATTGATAAAGCCCGCACCCGCCGCCTGCGACTGCGCGCTGTAGCCCGGCACCAGCGTCTGCGGCGCCCCGGTGACCGGCGTGATATGCGCAACCGCTTTTGGCATCGCCAGATTTGCCGTCTGCTGCGTCTGGAGTGCTGTCGCTGCGTTGTTGGCGTTGGCCTGCGCATTCAACGCGCCGACCTGCGCGGGGGTGAGCGTGCTGGTCAGGCCGGTCAGCAGCGAGCCGCCAGCTTGCAGCACGCCGTAAGCGACCACGGGATTCGATTTGACGAAGCTGAGGATGCCGCCGAGCGTACCGCTCGAACTGTCCGGCAGGCTGACGACCTTGCCGGTCACTTGATCAACGGCTTGCGTGATGGTCTGCCCAGTCACCGGATCGGTCGCGCCAAGATTGTTCGGCGGCTGCGGCGGCGTTGAAATAAGGTCCGGTGATGTGGGCGTACCGGCCTGCCCCGGCGCGTTTGTTACCGGCGCTCCAGGCGGAGCGGCCGACGTATCCACCGCACCCGTTGGCGCGGCGACCGGCGTTTGACCGATGACCGCGTCGTTCTGGCTGGTGCCGCCCGACTGTGCCGCCGCCACGCTGTTTTGCACTGCCGTCGCGTCCTGCGGCGCCATTTCGGTCCCGGCCGGAACCCCAGCCGCGACGTTCGCCCCCGCGGGCGAAGTGATGACGTTGCCAGCGGCATCATAATTAGCACCGAACGCAGGCACAGCCGCATCCGCCGCGCTGCCGCTGGCAAACGCAGGCACAGCCGCATCCGCCGCGCTGCCGCTGGCAAACGCAGGCACAGCCGCATCCGCCGCGCTGCCGCTGGCTATCGTATCGATCGTGCCGGCCGAGGCCGCATCGGCGGTCGACGGGGCGGAGGTCGCGCCGAATAGGGAACCGCCGCCCGCCGCGTCGGCGCCGAGCACCCCGGCGCTGGACGCGAGAGCGCCAATCCCGCCAACGGCACCGAGCGCCAGCCCGACCGTCGACAGCGTCTTATCGTGCGTGACCGTGCCGACAACGCTGAGCACGGCACCGACGGCGGCGGTGGCCTCGAATGCGGTGGTGGCGCTGATCGCCGCAAGCGCCGCAAAGCCTCCGCCCGTGACTGCCGTGCCAATGGCGGTGGCGATGGTGACGGCGGCTGTGACAAAGCCCATGGTCAGGCGCTCCCGAGCTGGAGTCGGTAAAGCTCGCCGCACGGCTCCGCGCCGAGCCGGCGGTACAGGGCGCCCAGCTTCGGCCCCGAACCGCGAACCCCCGCGCGCATGAAGACTTCGTACACGTCATCCGGTTCGAGTCGCTCGATCGAGGCCCGTTGCAGCCTCTCGCCAAGGTTCAGGCCACGGGCATCGCGGGAGGCGAAGAACAGCGTTTGCGTGGCACTCGTCCGCCCGGTCGCTTCCAGAGATGGCGCAACCAGCGTCATCAGATACGCCAGCATCCGGCCATTCGACCGGGCCGTCATGAACTGCCAGCAGCCGCCGCCCTCCAGTTGGAAGATCATCGGCAGGTTCTTGCGTGTCCACTCATCCTCGGCCTCGCCAACGGCCAGACAGTGCTCGCGGAACAGGTCGGCCCCGTCCCGGTAGAACGTATCCAGGCGTTCCTCCTGAATGGTCACGCCGCGGGCGTCAGTAACGCCATGGCGGACCTTGCCGGCCAGCAGCGCGTGCCGGATCCGCCGCACGCACGCGACCTCGGCATCCTTGAGCCGGGCGGCGTGGGCGTTGTAGTAGCGGAACAGCACGCCAAGATCGGCTTGCAGGTTCATCGGCGCCAGATGCGCCCACCAGGCAGGTTCGTGCGGCAGACCAAGGCAATGCTCGAACAGACGCGCGCACACGCTTTCCTGCGCCAGATCGGCATAGGACAGGGACAGCACGCCGGGCGCGTGCCGCTCGATCTGGTCCAGCTTGCGGTCGGTTTTCGCCAGCAGCCGCCCGAGTGCCGGCCGGTCGAACTGTATACCCGTCGCTAGCAGGCTCGCGATGACCTCGGCCGCCGGCCGGCGGATGACGGCAATCCGCGCGTCGGGCCGCACGTCGAGCAACAACCGCCAGAACGGCGCGGCGGCCGTCTCGATCGATCCCACGTACTCCTGGCTCAACCATGCGGTGACGTCCTCGACGCTCCGCACGTGCCGGGCTTCCTCATGCGCGCATGTCCAGCCCCCGTACGTGAGGAATCGTGAGGCCCAAAACGTGCGCGAGCGGGGCAGCGCGAAAACCACGAACGGCGGGTGGGTCAACTGAAAACCAGGGTGTTGGTCGCCTGCTGGTTGGCTGCGACCTGGTTCAACGCGTTGAGGCCCGAGTTGAGCTCCGCCACCCCGTCGTCCAACGCGGAGATTTGTTGTCCTGTCGATAGGTTCGGACTGGTGATGATCCCGGACAGATTGGCGAGCATTTGATTGTACAGCGTCGCCGCGCTGGCCGAGCTTTGCAGCAGCGTCTTGTTGTTGTCGGTCAGGTTCTGAATTTGTGTGTTGATCACCCCGTTCGCCTGGATGTTCGCCAGCGAACTGGCGTTCTGCAAGTTCGCCACGGTGACTGCGTTGGCGTTGTTCATGCCCGCGATCACCTGGGCCGACTGGGTCTGCTGCTGCTCGACCGTCAGACTAGTGTTCGCCTGAATGCCGGCGATCACCTGGGCGCTGGTGTTGTTCACCGCCGCGAGCGCCGCCGTAGCGTCCGCCGACCGCTGTTGCACCGTCAACTGAGTGTTGGCACTCAAATTCCCGAGGTAGGTTTGCAGTCCGGTCTGCTGCGTCTGAACCGCCAACGTCGTCAGGTCTTGCTGCTGCTGATTGGTCAGGCTGGTGTTCGCCTGGATGCTGGCGATGCTGCTCGATGTGGCGGCGGCGCTGGCTTGGATCGTCAGGTTCGTCGCGTCCTGCTTTTCCTGATTGGTCATGCTGGTGTTCGCCTGGATGCTGGCGATGCTGCTCGATGTGGCGGCGGCGCTGGCCTGGATTGCCACGCTCGTCTGATCCTGCTGTTCCTGATTGGTCAGGCTGGTGTTCGCCTGGATACCGGCGATGTTGGTCGATGTGGCGGCGGCGCTGGCCTGAACCGCCAGCGCCGTCTGATCCTGCTTCTGCTGATTGGTCAGGCTGGTGTTCGCCTGGATACCGGCGATTATGGTCGAGGTCTGGGCGGAACTGGCCTGGATCGATTGCGCGGATGCGACCGACTGAGCCTGGCCGGAGGCGGTGTTCGCGGCGGCGGCGTTTTGCAGGGCGGCGGTGTTCGTCGCAGCGGCGTTTTGCAGGCCCGCGGTGTTCGTCGCAGCCGCTTCCGCCGCCAGGGCGGTGTTCTGCGCCGTGGTGGTGTTGGTGGCGGCCTGGTTGTAGGTGCCGGCATCGGCGGTCGCGATCGGCGTTGCCGCGGTATAGAGCGCGGACTGATCGGCGGTAATGCCCTGGCTCGAATTGATCAGCCCGCGCTCGTTCATCAGGTTGCGCGCGTTCGCCTCGGCCTGCTGCATGAGCGGCGAGCCGGATGCGATGATGTTGCTGATCTGCCCCGACACGGTCTGGTTGGGCGTGACCGTGAAGGCGTTGGGCGTGGACGCGGCGGCGGGAGCCGCGTTCGTCGCGCTGGCGTTTTGCGCGGTGTAGGGTGCCACCGTGGCGCTGCCGACGGTCTGCGCCGGGCTCGTTGTGGATGGCGCGCTGTTGATCAGTCCGGCGGGCGCGGGCGCGGCGGCCGGACTCCCCGTCGTGGGCACGCCAGGCGGCGGGATCGGCGGCGGGATGGATGGCGTGTTGACGCCGGGCGTGACGGAACCGGACATTATCTTCCAATCGCAATAACTGCGCTCCTAGAGCGATGCCTTAGTTGCCGCGGCAGCGGATAATAACGAGCACCCCGCTCCCAGATGTTGAGTTGGGGTTGTTCAGCGTCACATTGACGCTGGTCGTTGAGAAAGGCTCAGCGCTCAATCCGAAACCCATCGGCGGCGACGAGCCTCCGAACGACGGGAAGGCGTCGCATATCTGGTTCGGGAACCCCGTGTAGAAAGACGGAAGCGGTACATTGGTCGTATAAAGCCCCGCCGTATAACTCACGCTGGCCGAAAACGTGAGGTCAACTGAGCCATCGGGCGTTTTCGTGTAGTAATTATCCTGAGAATAGAAATACCTGACAAACTGCCCGAGCGCCACGGCCTGGTTCGCCGCCGCCGCGTTTGCGACGGCGAACGCCTGTGAGCCCGATCCGGCGTTCGGGGCCCTGGTCAACTCCGCCGCTGTCGCCCGCGTCACCTCGGCCGTGATCGCGGTGGCGTTGACGCCCTCCGCCGCTGTCGCCCGCGTCGTCTCGGTGCCGATCGCCGCGACCCGCGCCGTGACTTCGGCCGCAATCGCCGTCGCGTTGGCGCCCTCCGCCGCTGTCGCCCGCGTCGCCTCGACCGCGATGGCGGTGTTCCTGTTCGTGACTTCCGTCGTGATCGCGGTGCCCCGCGCCGTGACTTCGGCCGCAATCGCCGTCGCGTTGACGCCCTCCGCCGCCTCCGCCCGCGTCGTCTCGGTGGTGAGCGCGGTAGAGAGCGCGGTGATGCCCGTCACCGTGCCCAACAGGGACTCCGCCGCCTCCGCCCGCGTCCGTTCCGTCGTGATCGCCGTCGCGTTGGCGCCCTCCGCCGCGGTCGCCCGCGTCGTCTCGGTCGCGACATCCGACAGCATCGCCAGCGTTCCGGCCTCCGCCGGCAGCGTGAACGTGTAATTCCCCTGCTGATTGAAGATGGTGGCGAACGACCCGGTCGTGGTGAACGCGGGGAGCATATCGAAGGCCGCAGAGATCGCTAGGAACTCGTTGCGAATAACCAAGGATAGGCCTTCCGATCCCGTCACCGGATTGCCGGTCGGCGTGTAGAACGGATTGGCCATTAAACCCGCACTCCCCGCCGCATGGAGTAGTGATGGATAATACTGTTCACACTATACGCCTCGGTGTAGTTCGTGCCCGACGAGATGATGACCTGGATATTCTCCGCGGTGCCGGTCTCGTCCACGTCCGTTGGAGTGAGGCCAGCGCCGTCCCACACGAAGGCGTCCCAGATGAAACTATCCCAGTAGGCCACGGCGCCGAGGTTGAGGGGCAAGGTCGTCGCCGGGAGCTGCGGCACCTGGTTGCTGCCGTAGCCGAGCTGGTAGCCATATCCGATTTGGGCATAGCTGCCGCCGCTCACCTCGATCGAGGCCGCCCGGAACCGCTTCAGGATGCGAGGTGATTTCACGGCATCCCACGCCATGACGAGGTAGGCCGGGATCGCGGCGCCATCGAAACTTGTTCCCGTGTCGAACTGCACGACGAAACCAGTCTTCGTTCCGGCATAGGTGGCTTCGACATCGGTGATGAGGTTCGTCGTATCGACGCACGTGGCGACACCCGGCGTGAGCACGAGTGCCGCGCCCAGATATTGCTGGTTGAGGATCGTGCAGAACAGCGCATAGCCGTCGTTGAAGAACAGCCGGTATTGACTTTTCTCGCGGTTGACCGACGATGCCGCCAGGTTGCCGCGTTCGCGCGCGATGAACGGCAGGATGTTCTTGGTCAGCGTGCTGGGCAGGAAGTTGCCCCAATTCAATGTGGTTTTTAGAGTTACGACACCGAGATCATCCAAAAAGAAGGTGTCGAACAGATTCTGGATAGACGACGGCACCGCGCCGATGCCGCTGTTGAAGGTGACGAAGTTGAACGTCGTGGGGTCGGTGCCGTACAGAAACGCCGCGTTGGTGCGCAGGAACACGGCCAGCGTTGCCGTGGTCTGCGAGCCGGGCAGGGTGATCATGCCGGTGACGGTATCGCCGGTCGCGATCTCGCCACCGCCGTCGATGCTATTCCACTTGTACGGCGTGCCGGCGGCGCAATAGAGCAGCGACGCTTCCTGAGAGATGAACAGGAAGTTCTTGTGGAAGCGTAGGTGCGACGGCCGGTTGGGAGACAGGCCGGTGGAGATCGGCGCCAGCGTCACGCCGTCGAATTCGAAGGGCGGATTGACCCCGTCGACGCCATAAATCCTGCGGGTGATCAACTGGCCCGAGAAGTTGCACTTCTCGAAGGTGAAACGGCCACCGGCCGCCATGGCGATCGGCACTTGCGGACCAGACAGTGTCAGCGTGGCCCCGCTGGTGGTCGTGGCCGCCCCGGCGGCGAACGCGCCGCCAACCGGATTGGTGATGACGAACTGACCGATGGCCGATCCCGCCGTGGCGGACCACGCGCCCGACTGCCACATCACCCGCATGATCGTCGCCGACACCGCACCTTGGGTCAGGGTGTCGCCATCCAGCGGTATCGCGGTGCCGCCGGCGGTGAAGCTGGCGAGGTTGAAGTATTGCACCGGCACCCACCCGGCCGGACTGGCCCGGTAGAGCAGCGCCGCCGTGCCGTCGGCGTTGCCGCGGAATGCGTAGAGCTGATCGACGCCGAGGAAGGCCATCGCCACGACACCGAGGACCGGGCCGGCGCCCGGCACCGCCTCGATCAACGCGCGGTAAACATCGGCCGCTGCGGCGGTGTAGACCGCCGTCGTCAATGGCGCGAGCGGCCCCGAAGACCTCGCCGCGTTGCCGATTGGCCCGGTTGGCGTGCTCAGCGGGCTGGCTTGATCGAAAAGCCCAGCGACCTGGGTGAGTGCGATGTAAGGCGCGGGCGCGGTCACTACGGCGATGATCGTCCCGGTGGCACCGGTGGCGGCTTGCGTGACGACCTGCCCGACCGTGGGCACTGTCGTGAACGCCGCCATCGACACGACGGCGAACGTCGCGGCACTCGGCGCCGCGCGGCCGTCAACCCGCTCGTATCCTTCAATCCTGGAATAACCGCCAAATTGTCCGCACTCAAAATTCAGCCCGTCGCGCAACGCGCCAGGTTGAAGCCGCAGCGTCGGCGTCGTGAGATCGAGCCCGCCGGCGAATGACACGCCTTGCGGCGATACGCCGGCGCCTAGCTGATTTTGCGTGTACTGGATTTTCGCCCATTGCTGCTTGGGCATGGCATTCATGCGAGGGCACCGCCGAAGCAGACCGCGGGCGCGCGCAGCGCCAGCAGCCGGGCATACATGCGCGCGCTTTCGCTGCTGCCGCGCGCATATACTTCAGGTGCGCTCTCATAACCTGCGTATTTGCACATTGCCAAATAGACGATGAGCAAATGAAACCGCGTCGGCAGACCGACCGGGATGTCGGTGTCGAGCAGCATCAGCGACGGCGCGACCCAGTAGTCTCCGGTCACCGTGTAGAGCGCGTTGGGCGGCGGTCCGAGACACAGCGACTGATCGGGGCCGACAGCGACGACGACGGGGCGCGTCCGCACCTGCCGTTGCGCGCCGAGCATGTAGCAGTTGCGCCATGCGTCGTACGGGATCTCGTCCAGGAATTCCTCGTTCCCTGTGCCGAAGCTCGTCGTGTAGCATCTGAAGGTTTCGACATCCCATTTGCCGAACGCGTCCACCGCGATGCCGCAGGTGCCCGAAGGGGGTGTCGTAACGGTGGTGCTGCCCGCACTGAAATCGCCGCCGAAGTCGCCGCCGAAGTCGCTGGTGCCCGCCGTGACAGTCGTCGCGCTGGCGGAGCCGCCGCCGAAGTCTCCCCCGAAGTCGCCGCCGAAGTCGCTGGCCCTGCCCGTTCCCGCGCCGCTGGGAAAGACGCCGAGCGGATAGCTCGGCTGGCCGAACACCGTCGGGAACGACACGCCGAGGCCGAGCAGGTTGGAACTCCGCATCCAGTCCCATTCGTCGGAGAATTCTTGGACATCCAGCCACGCATCGTTGACCCAGTTCACCACGCGGCCGAGACTGCCTGTCGCGCCGGCGGTGGTAGGGAGCGCGGTCTGGATCGCCGTGTTGCTGGCGACGCCGCATTCCACGCACGCGCGTTGAGCGAGCTGGAGGAGGTTCATGGCTCGATGGCGCTCCGCCTGATCTCCGCCGCGAACGCCGCAAGCAGAGCCGCCAGGCTGTCGCGGCGCTCCGCGTCGTGGGTGAGCGGAAACACGGCGGCAGCGATCAGGGCGGCCACGTCATCGGCGGTTACAGGCCGCGCTGGCGACGGGGCGGCCTCGATGCGACATGGGCCGAGGCCGCATATTTCGCAGAACCGCGGGCGCGCGTATCCAAGTTTGGCTAGGTCGAGGGCGCAAAAGCTCATCAGAGGTTACGGCGGCGTAGTTCGCTGACCCAGGCCGCGCCTCTTGGGTTTGCGTCTTCCAGGATACTGAAGCCCGTCAGCGGACTTGTGTAGCGTTCGATTACGTTGTTCGGCCGTTCACTTTCCATCTCCCGAACTTTAGTGTGGATGGTGTCGATTTTGGCCCGGATGATGACCTCGAGAACTTTCCGCTTGACAACGATGACTTGGCCGACCGGCAAGTACCCGATCTCGATCCAGCGCCCTTCGTAGCACGTCTCTGCCATGCGCCCGTTCACCCAGACGGGAAACGCGGTCGCTGCGTTCTTGTCGGATGATGGCTCGAGTCTGATCGTGACCGGCTCGTCCATGAACGCCAGATCGGCCAGATAATCGCCGTTCTCGATGCGCTCGCCGGTCACGACGTCGCCCGCATAGGCCGTCCGAGCTTCAACCGGAGCGCGTTGCTCGATCTCCGGGAGCTTGCTGCTGTGCAATTCCTGGCGTGCCATAAGAGTTAGCTCGCCTGCGGCCGTGCCGGCAGTTCCGCGACGTTCTGGAACACCGTGGCGACCACGCCCGTCGCCGCCCAGGCACCGACGCCAGCTATCCACTGTGCGGCGGACGGCGCGGTCCGTACGATGGTGTAGGCCAGTGGGCAGAAGTTGTTCGGCAGGTCCGGGAACTGCGGCAGGTTGATGAACGCACCCGGCACCGCGCCGACGCCCGCGGCCGTCGGGATGATCGGACCCTGCACAACCTGGAGCGCCCCGGCGGCGTTCACCCCGAACACGATCGCGCATGTCTGGTTCGGGAGAAGTGCGGGGAACGCCAGGCCGGTGTTGGCGTCGGTGGCCGGCAGCGCGGCATTGGTCTGGACCCCGAGTGCCGTCGTGAATTTGCCGTTGATGACCGCCTGAGTCGCGGCCGTGCTGGTGAACGATGCGCCGGTGCCGGCGACCGCCCCGGTGGTGCTGACCGCCAACGTGACGGATGGATCGAAGTCCGTATCGTAAGCCATGATGTTGCTCCTAGACCGCGTTCCGGCGGTGATGACGGGCGTTGACGAACCGCGGACCTAGACCCGACAGGTCGGGTCGATGGGTCCGGTCGGGCTGATGTAGACCGTGGTCGCGGTATCGAGCGGCGTGGTCCCGCCCACGAATGCGCCGGCATAGGTGATGATCAGGAAGCCCACCAAGGCCGCGCCGACGACAGCCTGGGGAAACACCACGCCCCCGAGCGTCAGCGATGCCGTTCCCGGCGCCGCGGTGATGACGCCAGCACTGTTCACGTAGAAGGCCGCCACGTTGTAGCTGCCGGCCGGGATCAGGACGTTCGTCAGCGCCGGCATCGCCGCGCCGGCGGCCAGCATCACCAGACTGCCGGCGGCGACGGCGTAGAACGGTGCCGCGCCGATCTTGGCGAAGGTGGCGCCGGCCCCGTTGATCACCAGCGCGGCGGACGTGAGCGCCTGGGACGAATAGCGGTCGATCAGGGGCTTGTGGATTGCCCGGAGAGCGCGTCGGGTCTGGAAGCTGTCTACGCCTTCCAGGTATCGGGTCATGGTGTCGTGCATGGACGTTTTCCTGTGCGTTTACCGATCAGACGAGAACCATCGAGCCGACATAGCCGACGGCCATCCAGCCTTGATTCTCGATCATCACGGCCTTCCACCAGGCACTTCCCGCGTATCCTCGCTGCCCGAGCGGATCGGACTTCGACTTCTCGCCCGGCGGCAGGAACGTCGGCGACAGGCTGTCCTTGCCGCGCAGCGCGATCTGGCCCCACGCATCCTGCGCGGTGACGATGAACGGATAGACGTCGATGCTGACACCGGTCGTGGAATACATCCCGGTCGCGCCGATCGCGGCACCCGCATCCTGGATCGAGGGAAGGTCCGGCGAGGTGATGAAGCGGAACCGCTCGCACTTGCCGATTTCATTCGCCATCGGCATGCCGGACGCATAGGCCTCGCACGGGATGAAGTTCGGCAGGTCGCGGATGTCCGGCTCCAGGTCGGTGTGGCAATACACCGTGTAGCCCTCGGCGACGGGATCGGTGGCGAAGTTCGGGCCGGCCTTGAGCATCTTGTTAACCGGCTTGCCGTGGTTCGCCATGAGGTTTTTGACGATCTTGCGGACCATGCCGAGCGTCATGCCACCCGCGACGGTGGCGATCGAAGTGCCAGCGCCGCCGTAATAGACATTCGTGCAAGCCCGCAGCGCGCCCCAGATGATCATTTCGTTGACGAACGTGATGCGCTCGCCGATCTGCTCGATCATCGCCTTGGGGATGTCGTCTTCATAGAGGTCGTACGTCTTATCGGTGAACCCGTAGAGGCAACCAAACTGCTGCACCACGACGGTAATATCCAGCGGCACGATGCTGTCCGGCGCGGGCGTGACACCTTCCTGGATTTGATGCGCCTGGGTGATGGCGTTGCCGCGGTCGCCGGTGCCGTTCTGGAAGAACTGGTTCTGCGAACTGGCGGATGTCGCGGTGGCGCCGTAGGGCAGCCATTTCCGGGCAACATAAGTATCGCTGTTGTTGCGCGGCATCGGAATCTGCCGGCCTGTCTTGCCCAAGACTTCAAGTGGCACGGCATGGGAGAGAATTTCGCCCTTGAACTTGTTTATCCGTCCCGGAGTGAGCGTAAAGTTTTGCATAGCCATAGTGATGGCCTCCTGTGTCGCGGTCTGGTTTCATTGCGTTGATGTTGGAAACCGCCGTCACAGGGCGTCGGTCACAGGCCACGCGCGCAGCGCGTGGTCGTTGCGTTAGCGAGAGTTAAACCCAGCAACGAACTCCGCATCAGGGTCGGCGGTGGAGGATGCGTTGTGGTTGTCGCCGCGCGGCTGCACGGCGCCTCTGATCCGGTCGGCACGGGTGGTATCGCCTGGCGTCCCGTTCACCCTGGCTGGCGCGTTTTTCGTCTCGTTCTGGAAGGACCGGATCGCGCGCCCGATGACAGCGGCCGACTCGGAGCCGTTGATGCGCGCCTGGTAAGCGGTGTCCTTGCTGGCGAGCCAGCGTCGGAACGGGTTGTTCGGATCCGGCGCCTGTCTGGACACGTCGACCGCGCCGACGATCTGCCGCCACGAAGGATAAGCGTCTTCGAGCGCCTCGATCTCGCGCTTGGCGGTGTGCGTCGCCAGCATGCTTTCGATCCTGCCGGGGTCGGCGTCAGCACCGCCGGTACCGGACACGCCGGACAACGCCGCTTCGAGTGCCGCCCGGGTCTGTTGCGCCAGTTCCGGGAAGTCGCGTTCCATCGCGGCGAACGCGTCCTTGGGTATCTCGACGCGGCGCCCGCTCGGGGTTTGCTGCTGAAAGCCGTTGACGAGCTTCTGCAGGTTGCCGATCGTGCCGAAGGCCTTGGCAAGCTGTTGGTCGTAGGATGCCGTCTTCGCGGCGGCCGCCCTGACCTCGGCCCATTCCGAGGCCGTCACCTGGACGTATTTGGGCTGCGGTTTCGGCTCGACCCGTGGGGTTGCCGCGGGTTCGGGCTTTGCCGCGCCGGGCTTGTCAGGTGCCGGTTTCTCCGCCGGGTTGCCGCTGTCGAATCCGGCGCCGAACGCGGCATCGGACTCGGCTTCGGCGACCGCCGCTGCGTTGGTGTCTTCGTCAGCCATCTTGGTATAACTCCTGGCAGGCGCCGGTTAGAAAACCGGTGGCTGCTCCGTGTCGCCGGTCACGATTGGCCGGTCATCCGCAAGCGCGAGCAGCGTCTTGAGGCAGCGAATTTGACCGCGCAGTGCGGCGGTCTGCTGTTCCGATAGGGTCTCGTTGTCGTTGCGCACACGCGCCGTAGCGAGCATGTCGTTCAGGTGCGCCTGGAGTCGGCGCCAAAGCGATGACGCTTTCTCGTGCTCGGTGAGCGCGAAGTCGGTCACTGGTTGATCAGCCCCGGCTTGCCGATGCCGGGATACTCCCGATGCACCGCCGCGCGGACCCGTGCCTTCAACACCGGTGATTTCGATGCGACGCGGGAGAGGGCGTTTCTGGCGTGCGAGGCGTCGGCAATGGGATAGCTGCGATCCGGCCCCGCGAAGTCACCGGCTGGGAGCGCCTTGCGGCGACGCGGGGTTAGTTTCATGTTGACTGATCGAACGCGTGACCATTAGCAGCCCGGCCCGGCGCTTGCACTGGCGGCTTGGGCGCTTGCGCCTGGGGCGTGCGGTGCTTGCGCATCTCGTGCGCGTTGTTGGCCGCGTTGAGGTCGCGCTCGGTCTGCAACTGCATGGCCGTCTTGGCGAGCGCCGCCTTGGCCTGATCCAGACTGATCTTCATCCTGTTGGCGTATTCCATCAGCGCCTGATCATGCTGCATCTGCAAGCCGTGCGCCTTCAGCGTCAGATCGCCGTGAACCTTGGTCTGATCGACTTGCACCTTGCCCACCTCCAGCACGTGCGCCGCCGCCGCGATCTGCCCCTCCGCCTGGGCGGTCTGCTGATCGGCGGTCTGCTTCATCACGCCGAGCTTCAATGCGGTGTCCTGGCCGATCTTGGCCACGGTGACGGCCGGCGCCTCGACCGGCGGCGCTGCGTCCAGCTTGGCCTGTTCTTCCTCCGAGTACATCACAGCTTCGGGCGACAACTTTTTGGATTTGAGGAATAGCTTGGCCCATTTCTTTGGATCGATGCCATACAGCGGATTGGCCGCCATGTTGCCCATCTGGGCGATCGACTGGTCCTGGATGGCACGCTCGACCAGCGCGGCCGAGCCATGCGCGTCGATCGTGAACTCGCCTTTTTCTTCATTCGGCACTTCAGGATCGAGCAGCAACCACTCGTAGTACTGCCGGATCACCGGTTCGGTGATGTAGTCGTCAAACGCGTAGCCGATGGAGCGCAGCAACTGGTTGGCGTTGTTGTTCTGCAACTGCGCGGCGCCGAACGTGTCCGGCGTGGTGGCGCCGCTCTGACCCTGCGCGATGAGCGGAATCGATGTGGTTTCCTCGGCGAACCGCTCGCCCAAGGTGATGATCGTTTGCAGTTCGTTGGTCATGTTCGGAATCTGGACGGCCATGAACGCCTGGCGGACATCGGCCCCGCCCTCGTTGGTTTTGAACCAAATCTTGTCGGGGGTGATCGTCCAACTGCCGTCAGCCGGCCGGATCCCCGCTTGGTCTATGATGAACTGGCTGCCGGCCGACTTGCCGGCGTTGTTGAGCAGCGCCCGCAGCGCGGCGTTGGCGACTTTCTGCGGCGTCCGCATCTGTTCGGCGACGCCGACGCCCGCCCAGTGCTGCGCCCGTCGCTGCCAGGGCAGCGAGTGATACGGGAACGAGCCGCTATCCAGCGGATTGATGACCGAGCGGACCACGCTATCGTTGATCAGCGTGACGATCACATGCGCCTCGTCCGAGCTATCGTCAGGTTGCGCCGGCTTGCCCGCCGCCTGATCGATTGCCGCGACCTCGTCCTTGGTCAACTCGCCGTAGAAATACCAGACCGTGAACCGGCCCTTGTTCTTCGTCCCGTCGCCCCGGCCGGCTTCCGTGTTCGCCTTTTCGGGGCCTTCCGCCAGCACCCTGTCGATCTGTGCCGCGATATAGCCGGGCAGCTTCTTCAGGCCGCGCACCTGCCGCGCCGACATGAAGTCGCGCTCGAAGCAATAATCGCCGTCGTGGATGTCCTCCCCGCAAGCCGGGTCGGGAAAGATGTTCCACGGGTCTTTCCACTCCGCGGCCGGGATGATCTTTTCCTTGATCTCCAGATTGATGCCGCCGCCTTTGGCGTTCGTGATCGCCATGACGCGCTTGCTGACCGGCGTCGGGGCTTTGACCACGCCGACACCGATCCGGGCGGCGTCGGCGATGATCTTGCGGATTTCGGCCCGGTACTTCGTCTCGACCATCCAGTTGTAGATGCGCGTCTCCGCCGCCTTGGCCTGTTTGCGGGCCATCTCGATGGCCTCGACCGCCAAATCCTTGACGGTCAGCGGCACGCGTGGCGGAACGGCGGGGGCACCTGGGGCGCCCGGCGGAGCTGCTGCACCCGACGGGGCGCCGGGCATTCCAGCCGGCGCGGGTGCGGCGGCGGATGTCTGCGGCGCCACACCGGCTGGCACGGGCGTCGGCGGCGTGGGTGCGGCGGCCGGTGCTGCCTCGCCCGGGTTGAGCGGCCGGGTGAGCGGCATGCCGAGGTCGCTATGCACGACCTGGCTTTCGTCCTCCTTTGCTGCGAGCAGTTCCGGTACCGGCATTTCGGAGAACGAGAACGCCCTATCGTCGGCGGGCAGCAGGATTTCGCCCAGCTTGGCGACGCCGGCGTCGACGTAGCGCGAGGTCAGGCGCAGGAACACGGTCGAGCGGTTATCGATGGATTTGTCCTTGCGCCCGGTGGTGACGGGTCCGTCCATCGACATCGGCTTGGCCCAGCGCGAGTCAATGAACTCGTGCCTGTTCGCGTCATCGATGCCGAGATAGGCTTCCTCGCACTCGTTCCACGTCGACTCGATGCCAGACAGGGCGCGCGCGCCTTTAGCCTCCTCCCTTTTGCTCGCCAGTTGGACTCCTATTGCGGCCAAAACTGCGACGCCCGGGTCGACGTGCGGCTGGAGCGCTTGCCGAACATCATCGGGAAGATCCGAAAGATCGTCGCTCATGTCAGTTGCGCTCAACCTTTCTGGTGACGTTCCAGCCAAAGCTGGATGATCCGGCGGAACCGCCTCCGGACGCGTCGGCGCGCATCACAACGTTCGTGACCATAAGCGGTGACCGTCGCCCGCTCATTGCCGTGTGCCAGGAATACGGCGTTAAGTACGCGACGATGAAATCGTGCTGCTATAGAGTCGGACGGCCACTGACTAAGGCTGACTTCGAAGCCACGAAACGAAGGACGCAAAGCCGCTAATGGACGAAGAACTGCGCGGATACCTTGAGGCGATGGAAGGGCGGCTGACCGCCCGCATGAACGATCAGCATGAGCGCGTCCTGAACCGGCTGGCGAGCATCGAACGGGACTTCCAGAACACCAAGGACTTCCTGGTCGGCGACGCGCTGGTTTCCGGGAGGCGCTGGCTCGACCTGGAGGCCCGCGTCACAAAGCTTGAAGACGGCAAGGCTTGACCGCTAGCCCAGCAGGCAGAGCGGATGCGGGACAGCTTGGTCAGGCGGTGACGGTGCGCGCCATCATCCCAACATTCCCAGACTAGGATCCACGTTCTCGAACGGGCGGATGTTCGGCATCGGCATGTCGCCCTCGTTGCGGATGCGCTCCACGATCTCGGCCATCCCGCCCCAGGCGTCGGCGGCGTGACTCGAGATGTCGTGCATCGGCCCGGTGGGCTCCTGCGTCGTCTTCGGCACGTTCCGTTTATACCGCTTCAGCCGTTCCATCAGATAGGCGCCGCCCAGCAGCCGATCCGGCCGATCGGGCGGCGTCGCGTGCTTGCTGTTGTCTAAGTAGACGCGCGGGAACATCATGCGGGCGGCGCGGATGCGGGCCTCGGCGTCCGACTTTGGGATGATCTGCACCTTGCGACCGTGCCCCACCAGCAGCTTGCGCGCGTTGGTGCCCGACTTCGGATCGTGCTGCTCGGCATCGTGCGGCATCCAGTCGGTCCCCCACACGTAGCGGAGCTGGTCCATCGCGGCGAGCAGCTCCGCGTAGGTGATGTGGCTGTCCTCGATGTAGTTGACCACGTTGAGCGCCGACGGGTGCGGCTTCTGTATCATGATGACAGTCATGAGGTCGTTCCAGCCCAAATCCCAGATGCGATGCACGGGGAGCCTTGGATCGTAGGGGAGCGGGCGGAACCGCTTTTCCGCGATCATGTCCACCACCTCGCGGGCGTAGATGGCGCCGGCGACCACGACGCGGGGCTTGCCGTCCCAGATGTTGGCGTAGTCATCCTTTGAGTGGACCAGGTCGTATTGCCGCAGCTTCTCCTGCTCCGGCGACCACCAGCCGCACGAGACCGCGTCGCGCCAGTTCATCTCGACCACGACAGCACCCGGCGGAGTGTTGACCACGAAGCGGTCCCAGGCTTCGTCGGAGTCCATGTCGGGGTTGAACGAAACCCAGACCTCGGCGCCGACGGTGCGGAAGATGGTCGGCAGCAGGATTTGCCATGACCGCTTGCGAACGCTGTGCGCTTCCTCGACCCAGCACACGTCGAAGCCTTCGTAGGACTTGATGCTGTCCACTGTCTGATCCGACAAGCCGGTGAACCGGAACAGCGTGTTCTGGCGCCTGCCCCGTATGGCGTTCTCGGTGATGTCGTACTCATCGGCGTAGTCGAGCGCGGCGATCTGATCCCGCAGCAACTGATGCACGCTCTGCAAGATCGATTTCTGGACCTCGCGGGCGCACAGGATGCGGAGGGACTGGTGGACGCCCAGCGTCAGCAGCGCGCGGGCAAACGACCAGGACTTCAGGCTGTTTCGGCCCCCGAACGCGACTTTGTACGGGTGTTGCTCCAGCAGGAACGCCAGTTTGCGCGGAAGCTGCAACCGGACGAGCTTTTCGGCGGCCTTCGCGGGCTGGCGTTTGAGTGCTGCGCTCACGCGTGCGGCGGCACCGGCTCGGCCGGCAGCAGAGGCCGTGGCTCCGGCGTCGAGGCGAACGGCGCCGACGGCACGGGCGGCACGAACGGCGGCGGCTCCGGCGAGGCGAACGGTGCGGCACTCGGCCCTTTCTCACTCGACCCGATCTCACTCGGCCCGATCGGCGCGGTTGCCGGCGTTTCCAGCGCGGCCTGGCGTTCGGCGGCGGCGGCTTTCGCTTCGTCGGCCGCGAGCTTCGCCTGATCCGCGGCGACGTCAGCCTTGGCCTTGGCTTGAGCATCGGCCTTGGCTTTGGATTCGGCCTCGATCTTGGCCGTGACGTCAGCTTTATCCTTGGCGTCGGCGTCAGCCTTGGCCGCAACCTCGGCTTGGATCGTCAATGCGGCGCGGGCACCCATGGCCTTGTCCACCGCATCCATCGCCGCGTGCTCATGCGCCACAACCTCGGCCTCGGTGATGCCGGGCTGGATCACCGGCGCGGCGTTCTTCGCGTCGGCCGCCGGGTCAAGCCCGAGCTGCGCCACCAGGTCGGCCGCAACAGCGTCGTCGGTCCATCTGCGGGCCTCGCGGTGGGCGGCGAGGATCGCGGTGATGGCTTGCAGGTTGGTCATGGTGGGGTTCCTTCCGTTTTAGCCGACTAGCTGCACGGTCTTGCGCAGGACGTCCGGCATTCGCGACACGTCTGCCAGCGCGGATGGCTCGGCCCTGGACGGCGCGGCCTCGCCGACAAGCTCGACGATGACGCGCATCGGCGTGTCCGACCGCTTGCCCTCATCGACCACGACATGCTCGGACCAGCCGAGCCTGGCCTGTTCCCACCACTTGATGGCCTGGAAGTCGCCCGCCTTGATCCGCTTGACGTGCGCGAGGATCACCATGGTGGCGATCGCGGTCGCGCCGGTCTCGATCTCCTGGCGGTAATGTTTGCGCAGCGTGGTCAGCCCGATGTTGCGCGTGCGTGCAATGTCGACCTGGGCGATGCCGCCGCCCACCATCAGCGAGACAGCCTGCCGGTCCAGGTCCGTCGGAACGTGCGGCGGCTTGCCCTCGGGCTTGCGTGCCGGAGGCGGGGGCGGCGGGGCGGCGGCCAGCCGGCGGACAGCCACGGGTTAATACTTTTGGGCCGGGCCCGTGGCGGGGGTCGGCGACTTCGATGCGCTGAAGCCCGAGGCAAATTGCGAGTCGGCATCGCCCGGCGCTCCAGCCGATGACGCTGCGCTCTTGAGGATATCGAGCGCCAGCTTCAAAGCCGCGCCGATGCTGTCAGCCGGCTGCCCGCCGCCCATGCCACCGCCGCCCATGCCGCCCGCCATGCCGGCACCGCCCATGCCACCGCCAGCGCCGCCCGCGGGAGCAGCGCCGGCCGCGCCCATCGCGTCGGCATCGTCCTCTGACGTGTCGTCACCGCCGCCGCCGCCGCCGGAGTCCGGCGCTTCGCCTGGATAGACCATGTAGCCGCCCTGACCATCGGAACAGATGCTGACAAGGCAATCGCCGCCGCTGTCCATGTCGCCGCCGGCATCGCCCGCGGCATCGCCGCCAGCCGTGGGGTCGGCGCCGAGTGCGCCGGCACCGCCCATGCCACCGGTGGCGCCGCCAGCAGGGGGTGGCGTGGACAAAGCGGCGGCTGCGGGTGATCTTGCCATTGTTAGGCTCCTGGAGGCTGCAAGTGGTTTGGACCGGAAACGACCGCGACGATGGTGTCGTGGTCAGGCAAATGCTCAGCGACGGTGCCTACGAGATCGTCCGGCCGGGGAGTCCGACCGTGGACCGCTGCCACTGCTGCGGCGCGATCATGCTGACGGCCAACACGGCGAAGATGGTCGCCGATCGGATTTATCCGTTCACCCCGCTACCAGAGACGGTGTGAAGCGGTGTCATGAGCGTTTGGATCGCCCAGTGCCTTTGCCCCGCACGCCACTGCATCATCGCAGCGCTAAAGGAAGCGGACGATCTGGCGCACGCCGAGGCCGTCCTTCTGCCCCCACTCCGCGAGCGCTTGGACACGATGCTTCACTCGGGCGAGATCAATCCGTGGTGCGGGCTGTGCCTGGCTCCCAGCACAAGCTGGAATTATGAGGTTGAACGCACCCGGTACGATTCGATGTCCGAGGCCGAAGCCCCGCTCAGGCAGTGCGAAGCCGAGCAAGCCGCCGTCAGGGAAGCTTTCGCTACCCCGTCACCAGACTCGCGGTGAACACGTGCGCGCCGCCGAACGACGTGGTGTGCTTCCGCACCAGACGTCTTAGCACCGCCGGCTTGACCCCGGCCTTTTCCAGATCGGCGACCAATCCGGGCACGTCCACATGGTCAGCCTGGGCGTTGACCCGCAGCGTGATTGCCACCGTGGCGCCGGAGTAGACCGTCTCGGCGGTTCCGACCGGAGACGGCTCGGCCTTGTAGTCGGGCAGCACGCCGCCGGCGACGGCGGCGGCTTTGGACTCGTCCTTGCGCTTCTCGGCCAGCCGGTTGAGCACCTGCGAGCGCCAGAATTCCTCGGCCAGTCTGTCCAAGGTTGTGCGTGATCGGGGCAGCAGGGTGTCGCCGGCGCGGCCGATATCGGCGAACGCGGCGGTGACGGCGCCGGTCCGGTCGTTCCCACGAGCGGCCTTCAATGGCATAGTGGTGGTGCTCCGGTGCGGATGATCTCAGATGGTAATGGGCCAAACCTGCGGCGGGTCTTCGGCTTGAAGGGGATCGCGCTTCGCGTTGCTCTGATTCTGACAGTGATCAATTGCGCGTTGGTTGCGGCGACTTTCTACAACCACTGGCAACTCTCCAAACTGATAGCGGCAGCGCCGATCATCTGCACGCAGGGCATGAAACTAATGCCCGGCCAGTCGTGTGTGATGTCGATCGAGATACCGGCCCGACCGCCTCCTGAACCAATTCGGCAACACCTGGGCGGTTCGCTGTGAAACGGGGATCCACAACATGATCGAGGCGATAGTGGCGTTGAACCAGCGTGCCGGCTATGTGCCCGGCTATTGGATGAACGAGACATCCGGCGTGCTGCGCCGCGCCGTGCTGGCCTATCTGTTTGGCGCCGAGATGACCCCCGAGGACCTTGCCGCGATGCGTGCCTATCTGCGGCAATGGATGGCGGCCGACTGGCAGACGCCCATGCTCGACGTGCTGCGCACCCAGATCGGCGAGATCGGGACGCGGCGCGATGTGGACCGCTGGCTCAACCGCGCGATGGATGCGGGGGTCGATCCGCTGTGACCGTTGGCGCACCCCTGATCATCGGCCCGGCCGAGCGCGAAGCGCTTGCAGAACTCCGGAGCCGCGCCGCCGCCTCTCCGGCGGACGTCCTGGAGGTCATGGAGACGGTCAAGACGGCGGTTGGCCTGGAGCAACACCGGAAGCGCATGGCCAAACTGACCGAGCTGATTCCCGGCCCCTGGCCCTTTTACGTCACATACTCGATCGAAACCGGACACCCGATCGGCCCCTGCCGGCATATGAGCATGAGCATCGCCCGGAAGGGCCGCTCGCCAAACGAACACGCTGTCTGGATGGTCGCGGAACTGTTGGGCTTTACCGGCGACCTCGGGCACTGCGCGGTCTGGCTCGAAGACATCGGCGGCGGTGATAAGGCAGTCAACTGTGTGCAGCCCCTCTCCATGGGTGCGCGCTGATGCCTGACCCGCCCCCGCTGCGCCCCACCGCGGATTTCAACTGGACGGCCGTGTCGTGGGGCGGCCCCGACGAGCCGCCCCCCAACCAGTGCTCGTATTGCGATGCGCCGATCCCGGAGGGCGCCGTGGCGCTGCTGCTGTGGAACCCGGAAAGCTGGTGCGCGACGTTCTGCAACGCCTGCCAGACGCGCTACTGGGGCCTGCAAGGCTTGGACGACGGGGCAACCAATGAAGCTGACCCTTGAGCCGACCGAGCACTTCTTCATGGCCGGCGAGGTCATGGTGCGGATGTGGCAGGGCAGCATCATCGGGCCGGACGGGCTGGAACAGGGAGCCGTGGCACTCGTCGCGGCGGTGATGACCGGCGCGGGAAGCGGGGTTGCGACATTCGAGGCCGAGTCGGGGCTGATTTCTATTCCGCCGCCTGACCATAGCGACGCGGCGCGGTGGGCTAAGGCGGTGCTTGGCCGGCCGGCCGGTGGTTACATCGACTCGGACTTTGCGGAGCGGGCCTGCGACCATTGCGGCACCCGCTATCGTGGCCCGTCGGTCTATTGCAGCCCGGGGTGTGTCGAGGCCGACCGGTGATGCCACGTTCTCTCCGGTGTGCTAGGATACCGCCGCCAACCAAGGGAGACCGTCATGTCGCACGTGATGCACTCAGTGATCCTCGCTGAATGCCATTTTCCCGCCAACCCGATGCGCCCCACCGCGGATTTCAACTGGACGGCCGTGTCGTGGGTGAAACCGAAGATTTTAACGACCGCCTAAACACAAACCTAGCAAATCACCACCGCTGGGATTGCATCAAGCGTGAAGGCGCAACGCATGTTTGTGTCATGTATATCGGAGGAAAGCGAGAGATACGCCTTGCTGCCGAGACTGATTTGCGAGGCTCTCAGAACGCTCCGTGCAATCGGCAGTAACGCCGCTCACTTCGCCTATTGGTTGAATTTGACCGCGCTCCACAAGGGCGCGGTGAAATTCCACAAGACGCTCTGTGATCCGCGCATCCACGAAGGCCAGATCATCGTGTGATAAATCGCATTCAGACATGATGACAAATGCTCCCAATTCCAGTATGAGTTAAACTCACAGAAGCCGACCAGGTACCGTCATCTCCGGCGCGTCGGGTGGCAGCCGTGGCAGCTTGCGCGGCGGAAGAAGCGCCCGAATCATTGCCCTGTGTGATCGTCCGGTTGGCAGCGACAGCAGCAGCGGCGACAGGCACAGCAGCAGCCACGCCAGCACGCGGGGCACTGGCGGGGTCTGGACTTTGGACCGAGCCGACCTTGATCTTAGGGCAAGAAGCCGTGGCCGCATTTGGGACAGACGACCCGCGCGGCCGTGCGCGTCTCCAGCTCGGGTCCGGGCAGGTCATCCGGGTCAGGTCCAAGCAGTGCGTCCAGCTCGCCCGGGTCGAACCCGGTGAGCGCCAGGTCAAAGCCGCCATCGCGCAGCGCGCCCAGTTCCATCGTCAGCAGTTCGTCGTCCCAGCCGGCATCGAGCGCCAGGCGGTTGTCCGCGATCACGTACGCCCGCCGCTGCGCCGCCGACAGGTGCGCGAGCTCGATCGTCGGCACCTCGGCCATGCCCAGCTTCCGTGCCGCCAGCAGCCGCCCGTGGCCGGCGATGACGCCGCGGCGGCCGTCGGTGAGCACCGGATTGGTGAAGCCGAATTCGGCGATCGAGGCGGCCAGCTTGTCGACTTGTTCGGCCGAATGGGTGCGCGCGTTGGTGGCATACGGCACAAGCTGGTCTACTGGCGTCAGCCGGTATCTAGGCAGTTTCGGGCCTTGCTCCCGCGCGACGTCCGGCGCCGGCTTCGCGCGCGGGCGCGCGCGCGGATGCTCGCATACTGCGGCCGCCGCCGCCGCCGCGGGCGGCGTGGCTACGCGCGCCGCTACGTCTGTAGTTACACCGGGCGCGGCTTTCGGCTTATTCGCCGTGCCTTTCGTTCGGCCGCCCGTCTTAATTCCTGCCGCCACTATACTGTCACCTGCGTTAATCTGGCAGTCTTCAGGCGTTCAAATACCGCGCGCTGCTGTCGCCCGGCCGCGCGTGCGAGTAACGAGTTGTGGTTGCGAGGCTGGCATGACCCAACGTTGCCTGAACGACATGGACTGGTGCGCCGCGATCGAGCGCGTGGCTGGCGTGGGCGTGGCGCATCCAGTGCGCGGACACCAACACGGAGAGCTTCGCGCGCTTCGCGGCGGCCTTGACGATGCGATGAACCTGCGACGGATTGAGCGCGCCGCCCTGGCGCGAGCGGAACACCGGATCGTCCGGCCCTGCGTCGCGCCGTAAAGTAGAGAGCCGCGCCCATATCGGCGACGGCAGCAAAATAGAGCGCGTCTTGCCGCCCTTGCCGAACACCGAAATCTGGCCGCTATCTACTTTCGAGCCGGGGTCTACTTTCGCGCCGCCATCTACTTTGACCCCTCGCTCGCGTGCTTGCTCGCCCGTGCCGCCGCCGCCGCGCTCGGTCAGGTCGCGCCAACGCAGCCCGCACGCCTCGGAGATGCGCAGGCCCGCGGAGTAGAGCAGGCGCAGCAGCGCCGCGTTGCGCGGGCGCTTCTCCAGCCCCAGCATCCGCTGCATCTCCCACTCGGACATGATGCGCTCGGCCAGGCGATCCTGGATCGCCGGCAACTGAATCGGGGCGCCGACGTCGTACGTCAGGTAGCCCAGCCGGTGCGCCAGGGCGATCAGCGATTTGACCGCCGACAGCCGGCGCGCGGCGGTGGCCGGCGCGAGGTGGCCGAGCGTGGCGGCGAAGCCCTGGATGTCGCGCACCGTGACCTGGGTGAGCGGCCGGTCGGCGAACGTGCGGAACGCGGCGACGTCGATCGCGTAGCCGCGCCTGGTGTGCGGGGAGCGGTAAAGGCCGAGCCACAAGGCGACCATCTCATCGTCGCTGCCGGCCTGCTGGGCGACACCTGGAGCGGCGCCGATGACGGTCACGTCCATGGCGGTCTACTCCGTTCGGCGGTCTACTTCCGGCCGCAAGATAATGGGACTTGTCTGGACGTCAGGATTGCCGGTTTAGTCTACTTCGCCGGCTCAATGGATGCGCCGGTCAGCCGGCGCGGGATCATTCATGACGTCGAGCGTGAACTCCAGGACGAGATCCAGCGCCGCCAGCATATCGCGGCGCCGGGTCGGATCGCCTATGCGCCGGACGATCTCAGCCTTCAGGTTGGCCGCGGCTGCCATCAGGTTGGCGGCCGACGCCGACGTGGGCGGGGTGCGAATGACCATGCTAGCTTTCAGCGCCGGTAGGTTTCCGGGCCAGTAGGTTTCCCGGGCACTCGGAGGTAGGGAGCGGGCCCGGCGAGATGGGCAGGCTACGCGAGCCTGGGACGCCGCAGCGCCTCATCCACCGTCAGCGGCCACAGGTCGAGAATGATCGCGACCTCGATGGCGACGTTGGCGGCGGCCTCGCCCGCCCCCCACGCGGTCATCTCGTAGGGGCGATGACGGTTCACCATCTCCAACTCCCGTAGCTCGATGGGGTTGAAGATGAGGCGCAACCACGCGCCGCGCGCAACGTGCCCGGCGTGAGCAACGGCTTCGATGTCGGGCTCGGCCGAAAGGCTCGACCAGATGGCGATCTCGCGCTCGTCCACGGTTCCCCTGCGGATGGCATGGCCTCGATGATTGCGGATATGGGATATGCGCGAGACAGCGCGCCGCGCGGCACGACGCGGGTGCGCGTCAGCGCCGTTGGACGTGGCACCGCGCGGCGAACTGCTTGGGGAGTGCCCTGAAACGCAAAACGCCCGCAGCGATGCGGGCTCGACTATCCAGAACGGATTACACGTGCGTTCGCTGACTCAGCGCTTCAAGACGCGTCGTGATTTTTCGCGCGATAACTGATCGAGCGCGGCATACTGACGCGACAGCAACACCAACAGCGTCGCCATCGAGCCGCGCATTTCGATGCGCCCGTTCGCGCGGCCGGGCGTGAACAGCGCAGCCATCGCGACGAACGTGAAATCCAGCACCACGAACTTCACCAGGCGCTCGGTCATCGCGGCGCCGATCGCATCGGCGATCACGCGGTGGCATGTCATTGCGGCGGCGCGGGCGATCTGGACATCGTGCGGGTTGCCGGCGCCGCCGCCGGGAGACTGCAGCGGATCGCGCACGCCCTCGATCGCGAACAGCCAATCTTTGCTGAACCGCTCGGCGGCTGTGACCTCGGCATCATCGATACACTTGGCCCTGCGCAGGGTCTGGACGCCGGAGGCGACGGAGGTTGGCATTCGGGGTGCGATAGGGCCGGAACAGTCCTGACCGTGCTGCCAGCGTTCCGATGGCGCTGTGTGGATACGGCTCGCGACCATCGCGGCCGTCCGCCGCCGGTGCAGGCTCACGCTGGCATGGAGGGTTCCTGATAACCACAATCTGAAGTTGCAATGTGCTCTTTTTTTCTACAGCGCGTCAATGCCGCCTGCTGGCGCACGATGGCGGCCAGCGCGGCATAGCCGCTGGCGCCGCGCGCATCGCCGTTGAGCACGCAATCGCGCCCGGCCTCGGCCAGCGCATCGCCCACGATCAGCAGCGCGTCGACGCTGCTCCCCGTGGCCAGCAGCAGCGTGGCGAGTATCCGCAGCAGCGGCCGGGGTGTCTGCGGTGCCGCCTTCCACAGCCGCATGATCCATTGGCCGTGCGCGGCCGCGTTCACCATGCCACCACTTCGAACTCGCGGTTACGCAGCAGGTAGAGACCGCCCCAGGTGAACACGACGTAGCGCGGCGATCGGGCCAGGGAGCTGGTGCGCAGGGCGCCGATCGCTGACGGTTCGCGGCCCTTGGGCACCACCTCGATCACGACGCCCTCGACCTGGCGCGTCCCGGTGCATCCCAGCGGCACCGGTTGGCCGCCGGGGGCGACAGAGAAGCGAACCGCGGTGCCGAGGTCGACGCGCGGCACATGACGTCACCCGGTCCCGGGCGGATCGGGGCCTGTCAGTTCTTCTTCGATCTCCGCCATGTCGGCGTCGTACTCGGCGCGCTGCACGCCGCGATTGGCGAAGCTTGGCGGCTTTAGCCCGTGCGGACGGCCGCGCTCGTTCCAGGCCTCCCAGACGGTCAGCCAGCGTTCCGCCTCGACGGCGGTCGCCACGTCCTTGAAAGCCGCCATCGATGGCGGTGACGGGCAGCCGTGCAGATCCTTATGCCAGGCCGCGGCCGGTGCTTTCAGCCGGTCCAGAAGCGCCTGGTCGGCAGCGGACAGGGCTGGCGCAGGGGCCCGGGCTGGGGGCGCGGCCTTCGGGTCACAGGCCCGCGCCGGCCTGGTCCGCGCCTCCAGTGTCTCATCGAACGCCGGATCGAAGTACTTCAGCGACCTGACAGCCTTCCCGGCCGCCTTGGTCTTCTCCGCCACCAGCGCCCGGATGGCGTCCGGCGAGTGGTGCATCATCCACCGCTCGACGGTGCCGAGGTCGCTGCCGGCGTTCGTCGACGTGCTGATGCCGGCCAAGGCGCGAACCTCGGCGAGCATTTCGGACAGCGCGGAGTCTACGGCGTTCGGCATTCCCGTAGACTCGGAGTCTACGGAAGCGGCGGTTTTCGTAGACTCGCGCTCGCGGCCTTGCTGGCTGCTGCTGCTGCTTGAAGTGGTAGATTCACTAGCTTTAGCAGCAGCAGCAGCCGTGCGCACGAGGCCAAGCGAGTCTACGGAATCGTGGCTTTGCGTAGACTCGAAACGGCCGAAATCCGCCGGTTTCGTAGACTCGGAGTCTACGGAATGCACCCTTCCTGTAGACTCGGTTCCTGTATCAGAACGACCGCCGGGAACGATGTGCAGCATCTCGGACTGGCGCCGGTCAGGGGCGATGGTTGAGCGCGAAGGAACCAGGCCGCCGCCGAGCCTCTCGCGCGGCAGCAGCCCAAGGCGCGGCGGCAGAGCGATCCCGGCGCCGTCGAGATCGAGCAGCACCCGGCGGCGGGTCAACAGCGCGAAGGCGTCCGGGGTGCCGCCGAAGCACGCGGCGAAATCGGCCGCATCGAGATAGCCGGCTTCATCGAACAGCAGCGCCACGCCGTCCCCCTCGGCGCGGATCGCCATCACCGCCTTCAGCCAGAACAGTTGCGCCACGGCACCCGACGCCGCCAGGCCGCCATGCAGGTGCATGGTGTACCAGGCCCGGCGCAGCAGTGCCGCCTCGCCCAGCTTCTTGGGCATCGCCACCGGGCCGGCTCCGGGCACCGCAGCCGCCGTCACCGCCGCGGCCCTTGCATCGGCTTCACGCGCGGCCTCGCCGATCATCCGGTAGACGATCGCGCGCGACAGCCCTTCGCGTTCCGCGATCGTGTCCGGAGACACCCCATATAGCTTGAGCTCGAGGAAGCGGCGCGCCCGCGCTGCGCGGTCAGCATCGGTTGGTTCCGACGGCTGGGTGCGCTCGCGTTGCGGTGCGTCGCCGCTCATCGCGCCCGCCTTACAGCAAATTTATTGCTGCGGTGGCACTTGCCGGTGGACAGTTTCGATGCGATTTGCGATAAGAGCATAGTAATTGAAGCGACCCCCTGCCCCAAGTCGACTGCAATCGACTTGGGGACTCTTTTTTGCGTTAAGTCATTCGAGCAGAAGCTCCCGGCAGTTGCGCAACGATCGCCCGCGGGGCCAATCGTGGTGCGAATCGGCCGCGGGATACAACCTGCGGCGATGCCTGGCATACTGTCATGGGTCCATTGCAACCTCGTTTGGTACTGGACTGTAGTTTCGCGAACGGCGGATCGAACGGCAAATACGGTTGCGCCGGGTCGCGGATCAGGCCGGAGACCGGGGTGGCTTTCGCGGTCATGGCTCCCGCCTCGCATCGTCCGGCGTCAGCCGCCCCCCTCCAGCCGCCGCGCCGCCGCCGCCAGCTTCTCGGCGAGCCACAGCAGCAGACGGGCCAGCTTCATCCTGATCCGCCACATCGAGCCTCGCTTTGATTGCTGCCAGAGCCTTGCCGGGCTGCGTGGCGAAATGCGCGAGGGCTTCGCCGAGATACGGGGTCAGTTCGCCGCGTTCGGAGCTCGGCTGGAAGCCGTTGAGACGTCCACCGCCGGCATCAAAACGACCGTCGTCGGCACCGGCATCGCGGTCGTGGCGATCGTGATCGGCGTGCTCGCCTACGGTCAGACCTGGTTCGGCATCGGCATCAGCAGCCGCGACATTATCCGCGCGACCGTCATGGAGATGCGCCAGGCCGCAGCGCCGCCCAGCCCCGCGCCGGCGAGGTGACCCTTGCATGGCCATCATGCGGCCTTGTCCCGTGACGGCGGCGGTGAGGACTCGGGCGCGGCGTCGGGCGTGGCCTCTGATGATAGAAGGCGCTTACTGCGCTTCCTCGGGGGCTGGACCAATTTCAAAAGCTCATCACTTGGGATATTCAGTGCCGAGCCGATTTGCACCACCCGATTTCCAGGAATCCCGGTCTGCTTCCAACCGATTACGGTGGTCCGAGCGACGCCAATGAGCAGCCCGAGCCGGGTCGCTCCTCCCGCTTTGTCGAAAAGGGTCTGGATGTCCATGAGGTAACGTCGGGTATTCCGACGTTACCTGTCAAGAGCGATGTCGGGAGGCGCGGATGGCATTACAGCTAGGGGCTCTAAGGGACGCGCTGATCGACGCGGGCGCCAAGCCTGAGAAGGCGGATAAAGCGGCCGAGGAACTGGCAGGCTATGAGAACCGGCTCGCCTCGCCATCCATCACACCATCGTAGCAGAGTGAGCCAATCAAGATAGTCGGATAATCCGACAATTTGTGCTTGCGTCATGTGTCGGAATGTCCGACACTCCCCCATCGAGCCACCCCGGCCCCGACGGAGCACCACAGGATGAACAACCCCTATCCCACCCGCCGCCAGCTACGCGCCGAAGCCGCCGCCGACCGGCTGATGGCAGAGCAGGCGAGCACCACGGCGGCGTTCCATTCGATCGTCCGCGGCGCCATCGCGGCGATTGCGGCACTCGACTTTCCGCTGTGCTGCCCGGCCCCCGGCTACGACGTGAAGGACGTGCTCGGCACGCTGGCGGACTGGCTGGCGCCGCTGGATGCGGAGGTCCTGGAATACATCGCGGACGACCGTGCCAGCGGCGCGATGATGGAGGCCGCGTGATGGCAACGCTCAGCAAATACGCGGTGCTCAGCATCCTCAACTACCTCGACCGCGCGCTGGCAGAAACCCGCAAGTCCGACGGCCCGGCCCTGGAGTGCCACGCGTCCTGGAACCTCCGCATGGCGCGCGAACAACTGCTGGACGCCGCGATCACCGACATCGAAGTCGAACTGGAGCTCGCGGCATGAACGCCATCACCCCCATCGCCCCCGTGGCCGAACCCGTCCTCGCGGACTCGCTGCTCAACTTTGTCGCCCGCGCCATGGCCGATCCGACGATCGAGGTCGGCAAGCTCGAAGTGCTGCTGCGCATGCAGCGCGAGATCGTCGCCGACGACGCGCGCCTTCAGTTCAACCGCGCCATGGTCAAAGCGCAGGGCGAGATGCTGCCCGTCGTGCGTGACGCGAGGAACGATCAGACCAACAGCAAATACGCCCGCCTCGAAACGATCGATGCCGCGATCCGCCCGATCTACACCGGCAACGGCTTCCTGCTGTGTTTCAACAGCATCCCGATCGAGGGGCCGAACGAACGCATCGTCTGCGAGGTCTCGCACACCGCTGGCCACACCAAGCTGTTCCAGCTCGACGCCGGGCTGGACACCGCCGGACCGCAAGGAAAGGCCAACAAGACGCCGCTGCACGGACTTGGTTCGATGGTGTCCTACCTTCGCCGTTACCTCACCTGCATGGTGTTCAACATCGTGCTGGCGAACGACGACAACGACGGCAACCGCACCGCTCCGCGCACTCACGACGGCCGCATCACCAAGGCCCAGGCCGAGGAACTGTGGACACTGATGGAGCGGACCAACACCAGCGAAGGGAAATTCCTCGCCGCTATGTGCGCGGGCCTGCGCTCGATCACCCAGGCGCCGGCCGCCGACTTCGGCCGCCTGCGCAACGCGCTGCTGACCAAGGCGAACGTCCTGGCCCAGCGCACCGCGGCCGAACGTGCCGCGACGGCACGCCGACCCTTAACCAATGGAGCAGCAGCATGAAGATCATCGATTGCGCACAAGGTTCGCCCGAATGGCTGGCCGCGCGGCTCGGCATTCCGACATCGTCGGAATTCCATCGTATCATCACCCCGGCCAAGGGTGAACTGTCCAAGCAGGCGAACAAATACGCGTACGCGCTGGTCGCCGAGATCCTGCTGGGCCAGCCGCTCGAGTCCTCGATCGGCAACCTCGACTGGATCATGCGCGGCAAGCTCCTTGAACCGCAGGCGGTGCAGCAGTACGAATTCAGCACCGACACCGAGACCAGCGCGGTGGGCTTTGTCACCACCGACTGCGGCCGGCTGGGATGCAGCCCCGACCGTCTGGTGATCGGCCAGCGCGGCGGCGTCGAGATCAAATGCACCGCGCCGCAAACCCATGTCGGCTTCCTGGTGGACGGCCCGGGCGATGACTACAAGCCGCAAGTGCAGGGTCAGCTTGCCATCGCCGAACTCGACTTCGTCGACCTGTATGCGTTCCACCCGACGCTGCCGCCGGTGCAAATCCGCACGCACCGCGATGAGCCTTACATCGCCAGGATGTCCGCCGCCCTCGCGGCATTCCTCGACATGCGCGACGCGATGCTCGTCAAAGCCCGCGCCTCCGGCTTCTTCGCCGAACAAGCCGCCAACCTCAACACAACCAAAGAGGCCGCATAACCATGTCCGACATCATCCCCACCAACCCGATGGACGCCGCGATTGTGGTGCTGCGCGAGCGCGAGCGCGAACTGGACGGCGAAATCCAGAACCACACCCGCCAGCTTGAGATCGCCAGCGCGCGGCGCGACGAACTGCTCGACCTGATCGCCACGTTGAGCAAGAAGCCGCGCCTGCGCAAGCCGCGCGCGGTGACCGAAGCGGCACCCAGCGCAACGGAAGCGGCACTCGCCGCGCCGCGCTCGTCCATCTTCGCACTGCCGCCCAGCGATGTCGGGGCGGAAGCGGTGGAGGCCGCGTGATGGCACACGATCCCGACGACTGGACCGCGCGCGACGAAGCGCGGTGGGAGCGCGAGGACGAACTGCGGCACGAATACGCCGAGGACGAGTACGAGGCGCTTCACGCCCGCAACGCGGATCGCTGCCAGTGCGGCGGCGAGGGCTGGCCAGGGTCATGCCCCGGCCCCGCCAACTGCCCGGTCGCCGACCACGGTGACGATGACGACGCGGCCGATGGGGAGGACTCGTGATGGCGAGGAACCCACACCTTCGCCGGGTCCATCTGGCCGGCGAGACCATGACCGCGTGCAGCAAGATCGTCGGCGGCGCCATGCGGGTCCGGCACGGCCGGCGTGCCTGGGAAGCCGTGATGCCATCGTGGCGTTGCCCGGGTTGCACCCGCGCAACCGCCGCGAGGGACGATGCCATTGCAGCGGCGGAGGCCGCGTGATGGGCGAATACGCCGATCTGAGGCTGGACGGGCACGCTTGCGTGGAGTGCGGCGAGGTCTTCCACGACAACGCCGCCGACGGCCTCCCGCGCTACTGCGGGCGGTGCTTCCCGCAGCCGGAGCGGGCACGCACGCGGCACGTGCGCTGCCCGGCCTGTGCGCGGACGTTCCGCGATGAGCACAGCCTGGCGCAGCACCGCGCGATGAAGGGGCATTGATGGCCGAACCGCGCTGGCTCGATCTCACGGCCGCCGCGGCGTATCTCTCGCTGCGGCCGGACATCTTCGCGCGGATCATCGCACTCCGCTGATTTGGCGCTAAGTTTCCGACAAGCGGAACCGGTGCCGCGCGCCCAATTCGCCACTCCCAAAACGCAAAAACGCCGGCCGCCCCAGTGACGGGAGCGGCCGGCGGAGTTTGTTCGGGGTGAAAGGCCAGTCTTTACAACCGAGCCGGGAAAAGTCCAAACATCGCAGCCCTAAACGCAGGAGCCACCATGTCCAAAACGACCCTCGGCACGTTTATCGTTGAGGCGGCCGCCATCGTCGGTGCCAAGCCGACCACGATCGCCGACGCATTGCTCGCCGCCATCACCGCCGAACTGAAAGCGTCCGACGAATTCGCGTTGCCTGGCTTCGGCACATTCACCGTCAGGAGCACGGCGGCTCGATCCGGCGTCAATCCGAAAACCGGTGCCAAAATCGCGATCGCCGCCGGCCGCACCGTCCGGTTCAAGCCGTCCGCGATGCTCCGCGAGGAAATCGCGCTGGCGAATCCCGCCAAGCCGCCGGCCGTCAAAACCGCGTCGCCAGCCAAACAGCGCAAGGCTGCCGCCCCGCCGGCACCAGCACCGGCACCGGCACCAGCCGCGCAGCCGAAGCGCCGTGGCCGCGCGTCCGCCGCTGGCAACGGGGCCCAGGCCGCCGCCTAAGCGGCCTGCGTCGCCGCCTGTAGCGCGGTGTTCGCGGCGTCCAGCGCGGCGTCGATCTGCGCCTGCTGCGCCGCAGTCGGCGCCGTGCCGATGGTGAACAGGTCGTATTCGGTCTGCGCCGCCGCGACGATATCCATCACGGGTGTCCAGCCAGTTGCGAGTAGCTGGAGCACCATGGGAACCAGTGTTAGCATCGGGACTCTCCTACTTGCTGGCGGGAACGGAAGCGGTCAGCGCGGCGATTGCGGCTGTCGCCAGGGTCATGTCGACACTGCCACCGGCCGCGGCCGTGGCTTCGGCCGCCTTGACCGCGGTGTACGCGGTCTGCGCCGCGCCCTTGACCTTGGTCACTGTCGCCGCCCGGCTGCACGTCACGCCGTCGGTGCCGCCCGTCGTTGGACACTGCGGCAACGTCACATACACCAGCGCGAGCTGGTCAGCGGCGGTCAGCGCGGTTTCCGCCGACGCGACGCTCGTGGCCGGCGTGACCGTCGAACTGCTGGGACAGCCCCCCAGCAGCAGCGGCAAGAGGCCCACGGCGATAACGCGTGCGTTGAGCATGTGGTGGACTCCTGTTCATCCGGCGCGGGGAACGGACGGTGCGACCGGTATGGCGAGCGATGACGCGAACGACCCGGTCATAGTCTGGGCGGCAGCCTGGACGGCAACTGGCACCAGCGGCGCCAGCGGTGACGGGGATGGCGCGTCACTGGCGGCCGTCGCCTGGTTGGTCGCGACGTTAGCGAGGCCGATCCGCGCCACCATTTTCTGGGTCAGCAGCGGCACGGTCACACCGAACCGCGCCGCGTCGGCCCCCGCGTGATCGAGCGTGTACTGCACGCCGGCCGCTACTGTCGGCGGCAGGTTGAGCGCACTGATCCTCGGATCGAGAATCCCGATGGCCGTGGTCGCGGACTGCTGCGCGTACCCCACCGCATCGCCGAGGGTGTGCAGCAGGTTCGCCCGCGCCGCGGAGTTTGTCATGTGCCGGTTTATCAGAGCGGTCGCGATGCCGAGGATGAGCGCCCCAGCCGTGCTAACAATGGCGACGAGAACTGCGGAGAGGTCGAGCGTGGTGTCAGGCACAGCGGCGGCGAAATCCGCCGCCTGCGCGAACAGCGGCGCGGCGGCAATCATCAAAGTCGCGCCGAGCGTCAATAAACGCGTCATGGGATGCTCCTGTGATGTGGGCGTGCGTATGCGCCCGCTCGCGTTGAATTACCATCTATGCGTGTGTTCATGCCGCCGGCGTGTCCGCGGCCGGTTTCACAGGCGCGGAAAACAGCGCCACCGACGACGCGTAGCGTCCGGCCCAGGTCTCGGGACGCGGCTTGCCTGGCCTCCACACCCTCAAATATGTGGCCCAGGCCGCGTCGGCGTCGCCCAGCGCCGGGAGCGCCGGGGGGTCCATCCACAGGAACAGTCGCGCCACCCAGTACGCCAGCGTATCGTTCCAGGCCAGCGCCTCGCTGATCTGATCCAGACCTTTCGGGATGCAGAGACTGTCGCAGATCCCGTAGATCAGCGGACGGGTGACTTCGCCGGTCACCACGGCGAACGTCGCACCAAGCCGTTCGCACTGCCAGAAGCCGCGCCCGTCCGGCACCGGCTCTTGCAGCCGTTGCGACCATCCGGATTCCTGGCCGGCGATCGCCAGCAGCAGGC